TTGTGTTGGAAGCTGGCGAGTACGCCGACAAATTGCCGCCGTTACATGTGATTGAAGTGCGGTGCGATCTGGACGACCGCAAGCCCTACGAGAAGATGAAGGCCGACTTTCAGGCGCTGGACGTCACGGCCATCAACGCGGGTGTGGTCACCGGCAAGTTGCAACAGATGGCCAGCGGGTTTGTGTACGACACACGCAAGACGGCTTCTGACGTGCCAGGAAAGTTCATTGTGACACAGACGCCAGTGTGGTTTAGCTCGCACAAATTTGACCGTCTTGAGGAGTTGTTGAATGAAAATCAAAGAGCAAATACGATCATTGCTTACATATATAAAGAGGAGTTGGCAGAGCTTAAGCGTCGCTACCCCCACGCCCAAACCCTTGACGACAAAGAAGCCATTCAACGCTGGAACGAAGGAAAAATTGAGCTCTTACTGGTGCATCCGAAATCGGCAGGCCACGGACTCAACCTTCAATTTGGCGGGTGCAAAATCATTTTTCTGTCCCTGCCTTGGTCGTTGGAACTGTACGAGCAGACCGTTGGGCGTCTGCACCGATCAGGACAAAAGCACGACGTCTGGTGCTACGTCATGCTCACAAACAAAACCATAGATGAAAAAATTTGGGGTGCGCTACACGACAAGCGCGCGGTGTCGGATATTGCAATGGAGGAGTTGAAATGAGTGTACGTTTGAACAACTGGAAGACCCAGCTAAAGGCTGAGAAGTCTATTCAAAAAATTTATCGGCGCGACCATAACGCTGCTTGGCGCAAGTTGAGCAAGAGCATGGCGTTAACTAAAAAACTGGAGGACAAAATTGCAACTCACATGGCGAAAATTAAATGAAGAACTCAAGACCTTTGACGAAGCCAAGGTCTTGGAGATGCTGACCCATGAGCGGGCGAACGCCAAGCGTGTGGTGGTGCTGGAGCGACTGCACCAACGCTACACCACGCTCAGAGCGTCGCGTGAACGTATTGAACTTTTACATGAGGCAAAACAACCATGAAGTATCTTTTATTTTTATTGATGAGCGGCTGCGCGGGCAGCGCCCCCATGTTCGACAGCAACGGCACCGCCGAGCAGAAGATGGTGCTGGACAAGAACATCCAAGCCATGAGCCGCAACGAAGTCATCTTGGCGGTGCAAGAGTGTGAAAGCTCTGGCCTGCGGGCGGTGATGGTGTTTGGCAAACGCAAGATCAACAACTACACCGCTGACGTCGTAGCTGACGTGACGTGTGCTCCTAAGTACAGGTATTGACATGCTTGAAGCAATCAGAACATTTTTTGGTAAACGCCGTGAGCGCGGTAGGACGGTCATGCAAGAAGGTCTTGTCTGGCGGTGCAGTAACTGCTACCTTATTTTTCTAACCAAATCAGCCGGAGATGAGCACAAATGCCAAGACCCAAAAGTGAATTGACTGGCGTGGACAAGTATGTAGGTGTGCGGTTGATACCGGCGCATCATGCAGAGTGGAAGCGTTTAGGTGGTGCCAAGTGGTTGCGCCAAATGTTGTCGCAAAGTATCAAGGAGAAACGAAATGCCGAACTTTGATTTGTGGAGCCAAGAGAACTTGGCCAAGTTTGCCAAAGAAGCATACGCCAAGATGCAAGAGCAACAAGAGCGCATCGAACAATTGCAGAACGAATTGAAAGATGCCATCAAGGCGTACAGGGAGTTGAATAAATGAGTTACATCGTGGCATCGTTGCCGCCCATCAAATGCTTTGTCAAGCGTGAGTTTTTGTACAACCATCACAAAGGTCACGGTGAGTTGGAGCCAGCCATCTGGGTGAGCCTTAAAGCGTTGCGTGGCCAAGTGTTTCGCATTGAGTCACTGTTGCCAGCATATGGCGCGCTGTACGACAAGCTGCCCATCCACGCGTATGTGTGGCATGAGGATTACAGCGGCACGTTGTCAATCGACACGCTCCAGCTGTGGGACTGTATGGGTTACAAATTCACCATCATTGAGAAGATCGGCCTACGCAATCTGGGCGTGAAGTTTTTGGGTAAAGACAAGCAGTGGCACTTTGGCCGCTACATGTTTACAGTTGATTTCTGCGCTGATGGCATGGCGTTGGACACTGGCTTTACCGAGCAGGCTGAAGAACACAAGTCTTTCAATTGGATCATGTTGGACAACGGTCAGTTTGCTTGTCAGCCCAACAACAGGTGCCTATGGTATGACCAAAGCCTAATACCTGCGGAGACAAAGTTTCCTGACTTTCAAGCAGCCAAGGAGTTTTATACTGTTGACGGCACACGCAAGTGGTCAGCAGGCGATGATTGGTTCTACGACATCAAGGAGAAGACGTGAGTGAACTTCTAATTACCATCGGAGTTTTGTTCATCGGCGCAATTGTTGGCATTGGCGCAATCGTTGCCCTGCTGCATTTCTTCGCCGATTAAGCGTTGCGCTCAAAGTGCGGGCAGTCCACCAGGTTACTGAAGTGGCCGCCCCAACGATTCTTAGGGTGCAACGACTCCCAGTAAACGCCCAACGGCGCGATGGTGTCTTTGTCCCAGATGATCTTGCCGTCTTTGAAGAAGTTCAAGTCAATGGCGCAACGCTTTAGGTGGATAGATTTCATGGTTTTGGAGCGGCCTGTCTTGAAGTAGATCGCTTGTTGTTCAGGTGTTCTGGCCAACTCACCGCCAGTGACCTTAAAACCTTGGTCTGTAGCATATTGAATCAATTTGCAAGCATCCAATAAGAATGCGGCTTGTTCAGTGCTTAAACTCATTTTTTACCTCGCATATCGGCAAGTTTTTCAATCGTGCGACCACCAAAATAAGCACCCATAATCAACATTCCCCAGTTGCCTAGCAGGGTGACGTAGGACTCGTTTGCGTTGTGTCCATATGCAGACATCATCGCAAACAGAAAGTACCCTAAAAAGATGGCTATAAGGCTCATAGGGCGTATGTTTTTAGAGAGCCAAGAGTCACTAGACATATCAGCTTGCCAGCGATCTGTGACGTTATCAGCATCACTCTGTGCAGCTTTTGCCAGTAGGTCAAGCTCGGCCAACTCCATCTTGGCCTTCTCGATACCCAACTCCATCAAACGTTCTTCATGCTCAAACTGAAGCTGGCGCAGCTTGCCCACATCTTCTGGCGTGGGCGCGTCGGGGATCTTTACGCCAAGCGTGTTCTCAACCACTTGCTTACCCTTGGCTTGGATGGCGCTGGACAGCAGGCCAAGACCGTTTTGGGCCAATGTGCCAAGCAACGATGCGACTATGGGAATCATTTTTTATCCTCCAGTTGAATGATAAGGCGACGAATGATCGCTGCCTGCTGTTTGTTTTCTTGTTGCACAAGGAGCATATCAAAATACATTGACGCCATCACGTACAGGAACAGCGGCAGAATTAGCATCACCGCAATCAGGGCGATCAAAAAAACTATTTGTCCGTTGTCATGTGTTTTATCGACCATAGGAGCAGGTGGAGGTATATAGTAACTGTCAGAACTGCTGCGATTATTAGCGCCTTGTCTTGCAGATTGTTGAGGTTTTTTCTGCGTTGCCATTTACGTTGAATCTCCAATTGGCGTTCCAATTCAATCTGCTGTTCGTTTTCCTCGTTCAGTTTTTTATACTCTTCTTCGAACCGTGACCAGACGGCACCCAACGCGGGGTCTGTGTGGTAGACCAAAAACTCACGCAATTCTACCGACTGCCGCTCCAACTCGATCTGGTGGAACACGTTTTCAAGCGCCTGCGCTTTCATCGATTTGGTTTTGGGAGGGTCAAGCTCTTGGCGCTTAACGTCTTTTTTTACTTCTTCATGCGCGTCAAAGAATTGGCCAATGAAACCAGAGATCTCTTTGGTTATCTTGTAGAGGTCTGTGCCAGCGGCCTTTGCATCTTTGTACAAAGCCACACCTTGCTTAATTCCAGCAATTGCAGCCAGTGCCAATGTGATAGGTTCAATTTCACACGCCTATCAATTTGTTGACCATCGTGCCAACAAAGCCTGGGCCGAGCAACACCGCGCCGATCACGATGTAGAGCAGATACTCAATGCGCGTCATGCGCTTGTCGCCTTCGGTAAATGCTTTTTCTATTGCGGCGTATCGTTCACTGCACACCGCAACGTGAACGGCGTGATCTTTTTCGATCTCGCTCATGGCATTGCAGCCTTGATCTCGTCAGTTGTTGTTGCCGCATCAATTGCGGTCTGCATGGCGGCGTACTTGTCACGCACAACTTGTCTTGCAGTCTCTGCCGCTGTTGCTACAGATGGAATGGTTGCCATGATGTCCAAAGGCGCAAACTCAGCAGATCGTGCTGTGCGTCTAGCATCATGGGCAATAGCCTTGGCCTTGGTAATGTTGATGGTAATCATACGGTGTACTCCCAAGCGTTGCGGAATGTGCGGTCTGTTGGGATGTTGGAGGCATCAACGATCTTAAAAGGCTTGCCAGCGGGTACACGCATTTCTGCTAATTTTTCAACTGTGTTTCCTTCATGAGAAAGCCATTCTGGTGCTGGAACAACAATAGCCACACCGCCATCGTCTGTTGGGTAAATAATTCTTTGGTTCATTTGTTTGTCCTTTTAGCGGAAAATGGCTACGTTTACATATGCTTGATCTGTATCAGCGCCAGCAGAACTTTGAGACCTAAGACTTACTGCTGTAGTGCTATAACTTCCAGTGTCACTTGCAATGCCAATAGCTTGGTTACCTGAAGCCGCAGCAGTTTGTGTACTAGAGACAATAGCGCTATAGTTTGCATCAGAAATTGCAGTTGTAAAATTAACAGTATAAAGACCAGTTCCGTTATCGGTAATGTCAGTCACATTACCACTTGCACGAACTGCCACAGTGCCCGTACCGTCGAAGTTAACCCAAGCACGGCATGAGTAGTTGATGCCAGCAATGTTTGTCGATGGGTTGACCAACCCACCAGCGTTTGTTGTCATACCAGTTGAACCATCAATAATTACGCTCATGCCCATGCTCCTACTGAAGTGTTAGAACCAGATGCACTAACTGGTGCAATGCGGATAAAACTACCAATGGCAGTTGAGTAAGCCCCACCAGGTGCGGCTGACAGTGTGTACTGCGGAATGAATGTGCCGCCAGCGTTGACTGATACTGTGCCTTTTAGTAAAAATACATACGATCTAAATGCGGCAGTCGAATTGCTAGTCAGAACACTGCTAGTAGCCGTTTGAATAAAAGATGCAGTAGTTGTTTGCTCGACCGTAGAAAAAGCAGTAGCACTGAGGCTGTTGTACACCTGATAAGCAATGTTGTTAATACTTGCAGTCCCGCCAAATCCTAACGCCACTGTATGTGAGGTTGTTCCAGCAGATTTACTTAATGGCACAAGAATTTCAAACTCATAAACAGTGCTTGCTGACAGCGTTACGCCAACACCAAATATGCTTTGCGCGCCAGTGGCGTTTGAGCCAACCACCGCAGAATTCAGTCTGTAATACTGTTGAGTCGGCACAATGCCTCGCTGTGTGCCAATAGGTGTGCCGGTAAAGATCGGGCTGGAATACTCAATGTTGCCAGCGGCTGGTGTACCGATCAGCGTGTCAGAAGTTAAAGCAAGTATTGACATGATTATCCTTCGTACAGAATGTTAATAGTGCCAGCATCGAATGTGTCTGTGCCGGTGACTGTGGTGATGCGGAGGCGGTCAAGAGTGCCGCCGAGTGTTTTTGAGCCTCCGCTAACTCTAACGTCATAAGATGCAGTTCCACCAATAGATGATGATATTGCCCATATATTTGAACCAATTGTTGATAAAGTAATAATTCCGTGCGTAACAGAAGCAGCAGTTGTGCTAGCAATAAGAAATGCGGTTGATGAAAAAACTGTAACTCCGCCTGTTGTCGACATACATCCTGCATAACTAGAACTATCAATGCCACTAGAAGTTCCTAATTGGATTTGAATTGTAGATGTTCCATTCGTACTCACTCCAGCAAACATCACAGTGATACGCTTCACCCAGCTTGGCAAGCCTGTGAAGTCAATTGAAGTACCTGATGTAGACGCAACCGCTGTTGCCAATGTATTGACAGAATTGGTTGCAGTAGCAGCAAGCAAAGTCAGCGTGTTTGAACCCGCAACAGCAGGCGCTGATACTGTGATAGCCCCGCTGGTGTCTCCTGAGATAACGACTGATGACATATTTTTCCTTTACAGAATAACCCAGCGTGAGCCAGAAGGGACAGTGACTGCAACAGTTGTCGTGATCGCGCCGCTGATGGCTGTTTGCGATGGGCTGACAACATAAGTACCGATGCCGCCAGTGCCAGAAGCAAACGCGCTGATTGTAGTGCCTGCGGTCACGTTGGTGCCAGAAATGATACTGCCGACATACAACGCGCCGCTGGTTGCAGAGTCAACACTCAAAATCGTGCCTGAGATCACGCCGTTGCCCACAAAGCCGCCAGCGATAGTGATCGGGCCCGTAGACATGGCGTTCTTGCCAGAACTGATGCTGTACTCTATGGTGACCGTCTGATCATTCTCGTAGAAGATTGAGTTGCCACCACCACCGGATGCGCCGCCGCCCAGAGGGCCCCAGTCTGTGCCGTAGCCCTCGAAGGTACCCAAGGTGGTGTTGTAGCGGAACATGCCTGCCACGGGTGTTGCAGGGCGCTGAGGCGTGGTGCCTACGTTGGACTTAGCGGCTCCCGTGCCGGTGAAGTTGACCTGGCCAGAGAAGGTGACCGTACCCGTGGCCGACAGCGTGGTGAACGCGCCGGTGTTGGGGGTGATGTTGCCAATCGGTGGAGGCGACGCCAAAGACCCAGAGTCCAAGGGGATGGAGATGTTGTCTACGGTGTAGAGCAACACGTCGTTTGCGTCCCTGACTATGAATTTGTAGCTGGTGGTGTTGATCAACCAAATGTTGGCTTGGCCAAATGAGTCCAAGATGATCGGGTTGGTGTTGGCCGTGGTGGCGTAGTAATCGGTGTATGTGGCAATGGGCGTTGAAGTGCCAGCCGCATAGGTGTAGATTTTGCCGCCGACAAGAGGCAAGCCATCCGATCCGAAAATCTGTTGTTTGGGGGAGGGGGTTAAGCCAGCCATTGGGTTACCTCAAGTTTGTTATTCACGATTGAAGCCATGTTGTCACTTTCTCAACGCGTTTTGATTTTGTTGGACTGGGCCTAGCATATTTTGAACACCCCGCGAAAAAAAGACTGGTTGGTTTGCCGATACGCTTTCGATAACTTGGGGTATTTCACCAAGCCGCATACGATTGGCCAATCGGTTTACTTCTTGTATTCTGCGAGTTTCAGCTAAACTTTTAGCTGTCATACCTGCCGCAGCGGTATACGCGCCCAAAGGGTTTACCGCAGTAAATATAGCCGCCGCAGGCGTCATCGGGGTGAACTTACTGAGGGTACGCAACATTGATTGCAACGTTCCACCTTTAGCCGCGTCACGAATTGCTTGCTGTTCTTCAGGAGAAAAGAAACGCATTTTCTTTTCATTCTTTGCCAACGCTGATAATTGGTTAGCAATGTTTGCTTCTTTAGACCCTTGGGACACATCAGCGTTGTCCAAAATATTGGAGATCATTTCTCCTTTTTTCATTTTGGAATAGTCTGCGCGGGCTTCTTTCCATGCCACCAAGGCTTTTTTATCCGCAGCAACAATTGCGCTTGGCGGCGCGTTCATTACGTAATCATCAAATTCATCCAATAATTGACTGGCGGCTAAGCGTTCGGCAGGCTTAGTGCTCTTTGCCGCGTTACCAACAATAGCTCGTAAGGTTGTTAACTCTTGGATATTTTTTGGATTGCCTGAAGTTAATTGTGCAAGCGCGGCGTCCACGTCAGGCATGATGCGGGGGTCAAACCCAGCGGAAGAACGTAATTTACCCGCCAAATTACCCATGTGGGCAGTGAACTGCGTGTTGTCTAACTGAAAATTAGATTTGTCAAGAACATCGTAATTAGCTTTAGATCGTGCAGATAGCTCTTCAATTGTTGGAACTTCACCGCGCTTAACCGGACGAGTGCCTGCTGCTGTACCAGTAGCAACGCCTGTTAAAAAGCCAGCTAAAGGATTGCCTGTTACTTCAGTAACTGTTTGCCCTGCGGCTGTAGCAAGCGGTGCGGTAACTATTTGACCTACAGGCCGACGCGCGGCTTCAGTTCCAATTGCTTTTACGCCTTCAACAACATTTGGTGCTTGAACTATTGCGCGTCCGGCAGCTACAGAGCCCGCCGTACCCGTCAAAGCGCCCGTGCTTGATTGAACAACTCGTTCAACAGGTGTTTCAGCGCGGGGGCCTGGGATCATGCTGGATATGACTTGCGACGGCAAACGAATGTTGCTATTTGTAAGTTTGTTGTACCCTTGCACCACTACGTCAGAAGCTGGAACAGCCAAGCCGCCCGCCAAAAGACCTACGCCTGCGCCTACTGGGCCGCCCAACATAAAACCGGTGGTCGCGCCCGCTGTTGCTGGCGCTAACGCTTCGGTAGCGCCGCGAACAGCAATTCCTAACTTACGCGTAGTTTCCTCGCCCATTGACAACTTAGGCGCAAGGTACTGCAAAATTTCATCTGGGTTGTACCCTGCTTCTAACGCTTGTGTAATGCGCGGGTCTTTACCTTTTAAATACCCGATAACTTGATCGTCAGTATACCCAGCACGTCGTGCTGTATTGATTTGATCGCGGAATTGGTCAGCCATACATACCCCTTGTTTAGTTAGTAGGCTTAAGAATGTCAGCTAGTGAAGGGCGGTTATCTTTAGCTGGCGCGGCGCTAGCTTCAGTTGGCACCGCGTATTTTTTAAGCGCAGGGCTTTCAAACAAAGATTTGCCGCCAGGGCCAGCAAACCATGCGTCCTCAGCGCCTTCAAGTGTTTTATTCTTGTCGCGCCATTTAGTGTAGAAGGCCCGTTGTTCAATGTCGCGCTGAAATTGGGCTTTAGCCACGTTAAGAACAAAACGGTTGGCTTCTTTGGTGTTACCCAATTGAGCGCCAATGGATGTGATGCGTTGCGCGTCATATTCGGTTTGCGGGCCTTTTTGTTCCAACTGCTTTTGCAACACTGCCGCGTTGGCGCTGGCCAAGAATGTCTGCGCGTTTGTTGCAAAGTTTTCTGCTTTTTCAACGCCAAGCGCACCCAACACCCTAGCGCCTGCCGCTATTGTTTCGGTTCCAAACCCAGTGTCAAAGCCGTTATCTAGGGTTGCAAGATTGCTTTCAATTGCAGGTAGTGATCTTGCGGCGATTCGCGCGCTGTCGTTTACGCCTTTAAACTGTTCAACCAAAAATTTGCCGTACTCTTTTTTCTCTTCTTTTTCTTGTGGCCCATAAGACACTGATGTCTTAGGCGTTGAAATAGCCTTAAATTCAGCAAGCGTGCCTTTGAAACTACCGCCCGCAAGTGTTTTTGCGTGCTCGTAATTCCGTATAAGATCAGTTTGAGTAAGGGGCTTGTCTTGGGCGGTGAATATTGGCTGACCATCAACAACAACAGACGAACCAGGTGCCACAATTTGTGGCTTAACAGCTTCTTCATACCGTTTGGTGAGAAACGTAATTCGTTCTTTTGCTTTGGCGCTGTAAGGAAACCGTGTTTGCAAGTCGTTAATTTCTTCAAGTATTTGACTTGCTTTGGACGGTGCAGCAAGCGCATTAACCGGCGCAGCAGGTGCAGCTGCAAGCGCGTTAACCGGCGTAGCAGGTGCAGCCGCAGCCGCAAGCGGGCTGGGTTGCGCTTTAAGCCAATCCCTGTAATCTAAGTCAGATGATTTGTCTTTTAGCCACGCGTTGTAACTTTCATCGTTTGGCATCGGAACATCTTTAGCGACCTCGCGTGGAGGTAAAGCAGTAGCCTTCAAAGGTTGCGGTGCGGTGCGATTTGCAAACAATTTATCTTGCTGATACGCCAAAACTTTTTGGTTTGCGTCAAACAAACTTTGACCCGCTTCTCGGACTTTTGCGTTTGGATGCCGCAGCATTTGCATAGCCGCATCCATAGGGTCGTCAGTAGTTGCGCCGTTTTTCTTGGCTGCGTCCATAACTTGCGCTACGTAATCTTGCGCTTCTTGCGCTTCTTTAATCGCCATCCGAGTTTGGCCCAACTGTGCTTGCGCCAATTCGTTTTGAGTACCCGCAGCTCTTCTTTGATCTTGAGCAGCCAAAATGTTTTGCACTTGGCCATACTGCGCTAACGGGTCAGCAATTTGAAGTTGCTGAACACCAAGGGAAATTCTAGGATCAATAGGCATGTTTTATCCTTATAATTTTCTAGTAGAGCCAAACCCGTAATCTGCGCCTGTTGAAAAGTCGGTTGTAGGCGTGTACCCATTCCCATAGCCTCCGCCTCTGTTATTTAACGCGTTTACCATATTTTGGCTGTTTTGGTAATTTAAGTATGTATTCAAACCACCTGTCAAAGCGTTTGCAGTACCAACATATCCAGATGCTCGGGCCGCAGCCGCGCTGCCTATATTGTTACCAATATTGGATGCCATCTGCTGGCCTTGTTGACCTATTTGTTGAGCCGTGGTTTGACCCATGCCTGTCAGCGACTGTAAAGGTTGCAGGCGAGCGGTGCGTTCGGCCTGATAGCGGTTGAATGCGTTGGTGTATTCTTGCGAGCCCATCTCTTGGCCAAACCGTTGCAACGCCTTGCCAGTGCCGCCAGACAGCAAGCCGCCACGAGCCGCAGCAGACCGCTCTAATTGTTTTTGACCTTCGCTCAAGCGAAACGCGTAACCTGGATCAGCTTGAAACTTATCCATAGTAAACGGCTCATATCTTGACGCTGAAACCAATTCTGGCAACGCGTTGACACCTACGTCGTAAAACGGTTTTTGTCTTTTTACGTCTTGTTGGTATTGTTTGTATTGCAATTCCGAAGCGCGATCCATCGCGCCAGCTTGTGTGTCACCGGCTTTTTTTGCTGAATACGCGCCTATACCGCTGCTGACCACAATTGCTGTTGCTATTGCTGACATATTGGCTCCTTAAATTCAATGCCTGACAACGCCAAGGCTTGTCGGTAGTCGATAGTGATTTCAGTACCCATACCGCCGCCTTTACATCCTTCAATGTCAATCAGCGCAACAAGATCAATGTTGCCGTTGGGTAATTTAACCATTTTTGCGTTGGGTGTCTTTGAATGATTGGTAAACCGGCCACCTTGTGTCCGATACCCATCTATTCTGGCAGCGCAAATAATGTCGCCTGATTTTACAGGTGATGTTAAAAACAAGCCTTTGCCTTCAATTGGCGACTCAGCTACGCGAGTAATTTGGTTATCCACCCACCTTTGATCATGTTCATTTTCTGATTGTTGTTTAGCCAACTCATGCGGAATACCGCAATCATCAAGTAGCTTGAAATAATCGTCGCAATCTTCTACGCGGGTTAGTTTTTCAACCGCCAATTTGGATTGCTGGTCTTGCAACCAATCTTCGCTCTTTTCAACAAAACATGCTTCCACAGCGTCTGGGTCAGTTAACTCAGTGGCGTAGATGTTTTGCCACACCATATCTTCTAAAACGTACCCGATCTTGCGGCCAGCTTTGCCGGTAAAGATCATGGGTGCAGTCAGCACTTGAGTGCTGCCGTCGTCTTTAACAATCATTACTTTGCCGCGCAACATAATGTTTAGGTGGTCAAATTTTTGTTTGTGTCCAATGGCCAAAGTGCCCGCAGGCATGAAAACTTCGCGGATGCACACACCAGGCCCAAAATGATGCACAACAGAACATTCGACTTGAGGCATTTGCAAAAGCGTTTGCTCAGGCTTTTCCAATGCTAAAAGTTCACGCAAAGCCAGTTGGCCAATGTTTTCTTGTTTGGTCAAACTGCTCATAGTTGAGCCTTTATGTTGCTAAGTAAACCTTGTACCGCCGCATCATATCCGCTTTGAATTCCTTGCGCTTGCCCAAGAATGGTACAAGTTTCAATCATCTCTGCCAACAAAGTTTCACCATTTAATGGGTTTTGCCGCTGTGATTTAAACTGCATATCTTGTTTGCGCCAAATCCCTTTAAGCGACGCCAAATCATTTGCTGCGGCGGCTTGATGCGCCGTATAAGTGACGTTTTCGTCGTTTAAAGCTGGCTGAATAACAGGCAAATGAGAACCATAAAACAGATGGTCATAGCAATCTAATTGTTTTTCTGTAAAGGATTCGCATTTGTCTGCCAAGGCTTGGTATAAGCCTGCGCCTGTATCCCAAAAATACATTTTGCCGTTGGCTGGCGCTGAAAACTGACGTAATGGGTCAAACCCATTAGCATGTGTATTTGTTAACGCTTGGCGCAATTTAGCCACATTTGGCACCCATAAATGGCTTGGGTGCAGCCGAGACAAAGAAGTCACGCCGTAATTGTAAAGGTCAGGAATGCGTCTGCCTGCCATCAAACAGTCAAATTTCCAATGCTCTACGTTGTTCCAAAACACTACATCAGGATCAAGTAAAACCACCGAATTCATGGCGGTTTGTTCAAACAACACCCAACGGTAAAAGTCTAGGAAATGCTGGCGTGGCGCAGGCGTAAATAAGCATCCGGCGTCAAGGGCTGCTTTTTCTATTTGGGGCAATACGTCTGGATGGCTACCATTATCAATTACCAATACTTTTGCCGTCGGAAAGCCCACCCGCAATGTTTTAAACACCATCAAAGTGCCATACGCCAATGCAGGATGTTCGCAATAAGTTTGGATGACAACGTTCACGACACTTCCCTTCCGCTGACGCGCATATTGATGGCGCTGGCTGTACCTGCGATTGTGGAGATAAAACCCCCAGAAGGCAATATCTGGCCAACAAGTTCAGGAAAGATGTAAGTCTCAGACGCGGCCAAGGTGCGTTGCTTGACGATCAAGTTGTCATTGCTGGCGGTGCCTGTGGCGGTGACCAAGTTAACGCTGATGGTGACTGACGAGCCACTGTAGTTGGTCGCTGTGAATTTGTCGATGATTGTGGTCACGCCATTGGCAATATATTGCGTTGTCTGCGTTGCCTCAACGGTTTTGGCTGGAACTAGATTTTTGGCGGTTACAGTCATTGAAGCACCTTTTACAAAACAACCCAGCGAGAACCTGACGAAATCGTCACTGTCCTACCGCTAGCAATGGTGATCGGCCCAGCCGACATGCCTGAATTTCCAGTGGCTATAGTGTAACTCGTTGAAACGGTTTTGCTGTTGACGTAAATTCCGTTGCCCGCATTAAATTGTTGGGACAAGAATTCGCCTGTAGATGGCTTGTACAGCAGCTTGGCGTCACTGGTATACGCCGTGGCCAACGAACCGCTGGTAGCGGCGGCAAGCAACGGGTAGATGTTGGTGGCCGTGGTCGTGTCGTTGCTGATTGTCGCCCCACTACCGCTGGCCACCGCCCAAACCGCCGTGGTGCCGTTGGACGTCAGGACGTAGTTGTTGGCCCCAATGGCCAGCCTTGTGGCACTGTTGGTGCCATTGCCAATGATCAGGTCGCCCGTGCTGGTGATGGGCGACAAGGCGTTAAACGCTGCGCCAGCGGTTGTTTGGCCAGTGCCACCGTTAAGGATAGGCAAAGCCGTTCCTGAATAGGTAATGGCCAAGGTGCCCGATGTCGTAATTGGCCCGCCGGTAACCGATAAAAATGAAGGCACGGTTGCGTCTACCGAAGTGACCGTGCCACCAGGGTTGCTGGAGTTGATCGTCTGGTTTGGCCAAGTGCCTGTGATGCTGACGTTGGTGCCTGCTACCAGCGCCGGTGTGGCCGTGCCTGTACCGCCGTTGGCCACGGCCACAGTGCCTGTGACGTTGGCCGCTGTGCCGGTGGTGTTCTGGTTAAAGGTTGGCCAAGTGAACGTGCCAATGCTGAAGTCCCCCGATTGCGGAACGCCAAGGATCGGCGTCACCAAGCTGGGTGAAGTGGCAAATACCAGCAAGCCAGTGCCGGTTTCATCCGTCATTGCCGCTGCCAAATTGGCGCTGGACGGCGTGGCCAAGAAAGTTGCTACGCCCGTGGCCAAACCTGTGATTGAGCCTACCGCAGGCGTGATCGTGGTGTTGGTAACCCCTGTGACCTGACCCTGCGCGTTGGTGGTCAATACCGGCGTTTGTGTGGCCGAGCCGTAGGTGCCCGCCGTGCCGATATTTGTAATCGAAAACTGGTTGGTAATTAGGGATAACCCTGTACCAGCAGTGTATGTTTGCACCGCAGCAAATTCAATGAACACCAGCGCCGTGGTGCCGACTGTGATTGGCAACGGAGTCTGTTGCACCCAAGAAGTGTTGGCGTTGTCTGTGCCTGATATGACAAGAAAGAAGTCGCCTTGGTCAATTTGGTCAACACCAGAACCGGCGGTATCAAAGTCAGTTGCTCTGGTCAGAATGTAAGGTAGCGATGCAGTACCTGCTTGGGTCAACGTGTACGCACCGTTGTTTGCACCTGCAGATTCATCTTTAACCAGTATGCGCTTGCCAACATCGCCTGCAAGAAACGTGTAGCCGTCAATAGTCAGTGTGCCGTTGGCGTTGGCCGTCAAAGTTGCGCCTACGCCGCCAGTGCCGTTGTTGTACGTATTGGCCGCCAAAGCTGCCGTGGTTGCGTAGTTACATGCAGCATGGAAATTGATGCCAGTAGCAAGACTGTCAACGTAAGACTTGTTGGCAATATCGTTGCTTGATGTGGGCGCGGTGGTGATCGTGCCGCTGGTCAGCGTGACCGATGTGATGTCAGTGTTGGCACCTTTGAGCGCAAATGGCGCGCCGCCCGCTGATGTGGAGCCTGTGCCGCCACTGCCAATCGCCAAGATACCACCAAGGGTAATAGTGCCGCTGCTGGTGATTGGGCCACCGCTGGCGGTCAAGCCTGTGGTGCCGCCTGACACATCGACCGATGTGACCGTGCCTGAACCGCCACCCGCAATTGCAGGTGTTGGAGGAGGCGCGAGTTGCAAGTCATCCAAAGATGTCTGGTTGTTGCCACCGCCAACCAAAGTGAATATGTTCAGAAAAAACCGATACCACTCACGCGACATCAACCCCGTGCGAGGGTCGATAAACTCGACCCGCGACGAAGGTAGGTTCGTTATATTAAGTTGTTCAGGCATTGGTCGGGCTCAGAATCAATTCAGCGCCCATAATGGCGACCTTTACAGGATCGGTGCCAGACACTTCATAGACCCTATCCCGCAGCTTAAGCGTCATGCCAAGCCGACGCCAAAACACCCGCTGGTAGTACGCGCCGATCTTGCCCATTGGTGACCAATGCTCACTACTCCAAGTGTGGCCACCATCGTCCGACCAACGCAACATGACCTGCGGGTCGTCACCTTGGCCAGTGGCCAAACCAGTGCCAGATTCACAATCCAGTTGCAAACTGTGGTGGGCGGTGCGCTTGAGGTTGTTCTGACCGCTAGGCAGGGCTCGCCATGAGCGCAGCCACTTTTGAGGCTCATCATAGTCGGCGTAAACATCCAAGGTCATCTTGTAAATGTTGCCATTTTCAAAGTCACCAACAATGGTGTTGCCAATAAAGTTGCATTGGCAGTTAGACCGATGACGGGTAAAAGAACCGTTGTCCCAGCCAGCACGTTCATGCCACGCTTGGGTGGCCACGTCGTAGACCCATGTGGCGTTACCTGTAGGGAACGTCAGCACATAAAAGGCGTGGCCTTCTTGCTGGTAGGTGTAAGCCACCGCGTCTGAAATGTTGCCGTATTGAGCAATTGCATACTCAATGGCGTGGGTTGATACGCGCTGGCCGGTGTAGCCGTTTGCTCGGTAGACAATACCTTGGCCACGGGCATCAGTGCCCAGCCAAAACAAACCGTTGTCCAGCTTGGCCACCGAGAACGCGGCCACGCAACCAATTTCGTTGAAAGCACCTTGGATGCGGGTCAACGGGAAGTCGGCCAAGCCAGCGTCGTACCAGACTTCAATTGAGTCGGTGCCAAACATCCATGCTTCACGGTGATCTATGTTGATGGCCACCAAGCCGTCGGGTGAGCCTTCAGTGCTGGCAAAGTCTAGCGGATCGACCGACAGACCATCCAACAGTGACGTCACCCAGACTTTTTGGCTGTCGGGCTCATTGAACACAAAATAGCCGTCCAAGTAGCCTACAGTCACCGCGCCAGGGAAATCTGGGTCGGTGATTTGTTGGAACACGTCGGTGACTTCGTTGTAAATGTAGCTGTCAGGATTGCAAGCAAAGAAAAGCTGGGTTCCGTTGTCAGCGATAGACACGGGGCCAGTGCCGGTGACATTACCCAAGAAAGTGGGCGCAGAGGTCATGCCGTCAAGTTTGTAGACCTCGTTGCCAGACACCACAAAGATATTTGACCCATTGGTTTGGTG